ACCAATAGAGCTAGCAGCACCGACAATGCCAAGCCAAGTAGAGCGTTCTTGCAAGCGATTAATTGCCCAGACGAATAATGATTTCATGATTAGCTCCTATCAATTTGCCAGTGCGGAGCATCAGGAAATGTCTTCCATCTGCCGCCCCAAGTGATTTTAACATTAAGTTCCTTTGCTGCTTCCATCATAGCATCAGCTAACGGATAGTAGTGTTTCCATGCCCAAGATACTTGTCCGTCAATAATCGGCGCTATATCTACTGCATGACCAGTCAAATGATAGCTATTCATTGTCCTAGACTTGCCAGCGTCTAGCAGATAAGCCTGACGCGCTTTCGTCCGTAATCCTTCGATCACAACAAAGTCTACTGGCGTAATCTCTATTGCACGTTTGACTACCTTGACGAGATCAGGATGCACACCATCCAATCGGCGCAAAGATTTTTCAGAGAGTTTATAGCTCATGCGACTGGAACCAGCTTAGGATAACCAGGCTTATCCGGATCAGGAACGATTTCATTGCCAGATGACTGACCATCAATCAATAGCAAATAATCATCTTCCGTGATCTCAACACAATCTTCTGGAACAGATTTGTAATCAATATCACTGGCATAAAAGCCTTTTTTGCTTGCTGAGTAGCGCATGATTAATACCCAAATGCAATGTAAGAAACAGGATTGGTTGATCCACAATATGCAGTAAACCCAGTTGTAGTCAGCGTATTGACTGATGTAGCAACAGCAGGATTTACGATTGCATTGGTTACAACAGACGCGCATACAGTTGGAAATGCGGTTGCAAACGTAACACTAGTACCAGCAGATGATGCAGTGCCTTGTCCAAACTGAATAATCAATCCATTTGGCAGCTTGATATATTTGCTAGTTGCAGGACTTGGCAGAGTAAACCCGCCATAGCTAAACTTGCTAGTCGTTCTGTCATACTGGATGCCAATGCCAACAGTCTGCTCAATGATTCCCCAGGTGTTTGCATCGTTGTACAAAGAAACATCAGCTACGCCAGTTCTTTTTGCTGTAAGTATGCCTTGAGAAGTTGTCTGCTGAGTAGAAAAAGAATTACTTGCAGCAGCTAAAGCCGTATTGACAGAAATAGGCCAAAAGTTAGACAAGGTTGCAGTATCATATGCCCAGAGAAGCTGTGTGCTGCTGATGTTATAGTCCATCCACATTGTTCTAGCAGTGCCAGAGGCAGCAGATCCAGCCTGTACCGCTACCGGGATACTAGATACCGTGCCGGTCTCAATAAAGCCATAAGAAAGCGCATTGATCGTCGGATCAACAGATTGACCATAATCAGGCGATACCACAACTGTAGTAGAACCTAAAGCATAGGATGAGCTAACAACCGTGCCATAGTACGTTGTTCCTACGCTGTTGTTCATCTTCAATCTACGCCCAGTAAGGAACGTAGCTCTTTGATCGCCTACAACGTAGAAAGTAGTGCCATTAAGATAAGTTGGCGTACCGGAGAATGAGATCCAGTTTTGTATGCTAGTCGTACCAGGATCATTGACACCAGTAATGTTGTCAAACGTACTAACAACCACACCATGCGTCTGACCATATTGCGGCGGACCTTCAAGAATCATCTTGTAGGAAGATCCTGACTTGAGCCATATTTCCCCGCCAGTCTCTCCACGCGCATCTAGCTGAATCGGATTAGTCCATGCAGTGTCAGCTACTGGAGTCGTATACGCCAGCAAAGGAGTAGACGTACCGGCTTCATAAAACCAGATCAGACCGCTGACTAGAAACGTACCGTCATCATTGAACTGAGCGTCTTGAAGAATCGGAGAGAGATATGCGTTGGACATGATGTTTACCTGTTCAATGATGAGCCAATCGCTGCGCCAGCAACACTACCGGGAGCATGTGCAAAGTCTGCTTCAAGCAAACGCAATAAAGTTCCCGGCTGTCTACGAAGCATTTTAGCGGCCTTTTTAGGATCAAGCAGAATGTCTGCAAGCTCTCTTTGCATTGCTTGTTCAGCGCGTGTATAGGCGTAATCAATGCCAGGCAAGTGCGTTACTTTGCCAATTAATGTACCCGGAAAGCCAGCACGTTCTGCAAGACTTTGCATAGCAAGATTCTGGAACGTATTAGATCCGATGCCACGTCCTGCGCCAGCAGATTCAGCCTGTCTAGACAGATCAGACGCAATTGCAGAATAAGTATCCTGATCGCTTTGCTTCATGATGTCTGAGAATCTAGCGCCTTTAAAGCCAGTAGCTCTCTGAGCAGTAACATCCGCATCGCGCAATGCGCCAGCAAATGACTCAGCGCGTTCGCGAGTCACAGGACCAAAATCAGACAATGAAGGAGCTAACTTTTCGTACAAAGACTGGCCTACATCCATGCGAGAAATAGGCTGTGACAGTCGCTTAAACTCAGCTTGCGCCTCAGCATATTTAGGAATGTTCTGACCGCGCCATTCTTCAAAAGCGTTTACAGTGCCTTTAAGCGCATTCTGCTGTGCCTTGCTCAAAGATGTCTTTGCTTCATCACGCAATGAATCAAGACCAATCTTTAGCCAGTGCAAGCCTTGACCTGAGATTTCAGCAGGAACTTCACCAGATTCAATTGCCTTAATCAGATCAGCAGGAATTGGCGTACCTTGCTCTGCTGCGATGGTCTGCGCTTGAGAAAGCGCGTTACGCATACTGGGACGCTTGAACAATTCACGCAATGAGTCATCTACTGGCACACTCATCTGCATAGCTTCTTCATACATTGGCTTAGTGACAGATTCACGCATGCCAAGTGCCGCAGCTTTTTGTGCTTCAGATCCTGCAATATCTTGTAGCGCCATGCGTCTAGCGCCAACATTCTCTGCGCGTCTTTGGAAATAAGACTCAGGATTTGCTTGTTCAGCCCAGCGCTGCATTGCTGCTAATCCGCCAGATTGCGGAGCAGCCTCAGATGCCGTGTACTGCACTCCTGGTACGCCAGATCGAGTTGTTTCAAGCTGACTTGCTACGCTTGGTGCATTTTCGCCTACAACGCGCTGTAAGGATCTGGCAATGATATTCTGCTTGCCGCCCTCAGTCAGTGGCTCAATTGCTCTAGTGATGGTTCCAGCGGCATAAGGAATAGTTTCACCAACAAGAGAACCGACAGCACCAAGAGCGCCTGACTTCTCCCGTTCATACGTTCCGCCAGGTTCAAATAGCGCAGATAAGCTACCTGATGTATAAGCGCGTTGTAACGCAGGAAGCACTCCAGCACCAGGCATAGCAAGGCTTGGCGATAACATTGCTGCTTCTGATGCAATTTGACCAACCTGTGCTGGCATACCAGCTTGCTTAACCCATTCAGCTTGACCAGCAAGTGCCTGTACCTCTTCTGGAGATAGATCAGTAAATGCGCGTTTAATGCCCATCATGCCTTTGTAGCCTTGAGCAGATGCGCCTTTTAAAAAGCGTTCAGCAGATCCAACAGATGAAGAAAGTTCAGCTTTTCCATATTTAGACCAAGGGCCTGCTGCTTCTTCAGCGCCGTATTTTTCCCAAGGATTAGGCATTACATTTTCTCCCAGCTAGACTTGTCAGCAGGATTTCCACCCTTAAACCTGTATCCGCTTTCTTCATGCCCAACTTGCAATCCGCCGGAAATTTTTGGCGCAGACTTATCGGCTTTCTCCATAATGTCCATAAACGTGCGGAAAGCTGCTTTTCTAGCATCAGCAGGAACATTTGGATCAGCAATAGCGCCAGCCGCATCCGCCATCATCTTTTGTTCAAAATCAGAAATAGCGCCAGCACCGGCAAGACTTTTAGTAATGCTTTTTAATTGAGGAGCAATTACATCAAGCTGTTTTGTTGCCTCAAGAGCTTCAGAGCTTGCTCCAACCATAGGAGCTAATTTTCCTTTGACTTGCTGCTCAACTCCTGACGCAATTGACTTATCAATCAACTTTTCAATGTCTTCGCGCTTGGGAATGCTGGAAAGAATTTCTTCTCTTTGCGCAATTGTGGCTTCCTTTTCAGCCTTTAATTGTCCTTCGCGAGACGCTTTAGCTTCCTTGCTTTTAACTTCTTCAATTGGAATCAATCCAGCAGGAGTTTGAGCCTCTGGCATGCCTTTCTTTTCCGCCAAGAAACGCTTCAGTCCTTCTTTCTCTGGACCTTCAGCCATTCCTTTCAAAGCGCCTTCTAGTGCGTTTAGTTCAGTCGCACTTGCGCCAGAGAAGTCAGGCATTTCTCTAGAAGGACGATTAATAAATTGACCGCGTTGTGCATCCCAGATTGACTGAGGATTAATGTCTTCATAAGACGGAGCCTGTCTTTGCTTAATAGCAAGCTGACTTTGCTGCTGTTGTTCAAGTTCCTTCAGATGTGGAATATCTACGCCAAGAGAATGCGCTCTCTGAGCAATTTGCATCGGAGTGAACTGAGTAAAATCAGCTTGTGGCTTTATGCCAAAACGTTGTTCAATATCTGCCTGTGCCTGTCCAACAGATGTTCTAAACTTGTATTCAGCCTGTTGCTCTGGCATGCCTTTTTTAAGATCGTCAAAGTAATCTTGAGCAATAGGAGAAATATGTTGCGCGTACAGCTTTGACTGAGATTCATTTTGCTTATTAAGCAAATCTTGCGCTTGAAGCTGCTGAAGATAAGACTGATTGCCAGCTTGCTGTAGCTTAATCCCAAGCTCAGGACTAATAGCCATGACATCCTGTGGAGACACATTGCGTCCAGATGAGTACAGATCACGCAATTTTTGCGTATCCTCCATCTCACGCTGCTTTTCCTGTAGCAACATCATGCCCATCAGACCTTTCTGCTGACGTTCCTGCTGTACATAAGGATTGCCAGTTTCGATTAATGCTTTCCAGATTTCGGGATCAGCCATGATATTTACCTTTAAAGAACTACTGTCTTTTGGCCGGGAGTCTGCAATTGATCGTATGAGGATATTGGAGCAGTGTTGCCAAACTGGTTAGCTGCAAAACTACCAAGATTGCCAAGCGTTGAACCAATCGCGCCAATTGCATTGCCTTGCTGGTTGCCAGCATATGTATTAGATGACATGGCAGTAGGTGCAATACCCTGTGCAAGCGCCCAAGGAGCCTGTGCCGCCGTGTAACCTAGCTTAGTGATATCACCAAGCATACCGGACTGTTGCGAAGCGCCAGCCATGCGAGTTTTCTGTCCTGCAAGGTTTGTATTAAACGCATTCATGTAAGCATTTTGCGCCCTTTGCCATGCGTCTTGGAACCCAGTAGCTGCTTGTCTCTGTCCAAATCCTTGTGCTGCTTGCAACTGAGCGCCAGAGAGCAATCCGCCACGCGCTGCTGCTGACTGTGCTAGCTCTTTCTGTCCTTGCTGAAGCTGAAACTGATAGCCTGGCGTTGCTTGCAATTCAGCCAAGTTACGCACCATTGGCGTATACAGTGGCGATTGTGCGTACATCTCAGGTGTGAATTCCTGATACTGAGACTGCTGTAACAAACCTGGCAGCATTTCCCGGTAGCGTTGCGCTCCTTCTCTGCCAAGTCTGCGATAAGGCTGCATATCTTTGTAAGATCCAGCCCAAATGTCTCGCATCATCTGCTGATTAGCTGCGTTTGCCGCGCTACTTGCACCCGCTGAGATGCCAGCACCAGCCATAGATCCGACTGCACCTATTGTTGCTGCGCCTAATGCTACTCCAGCCATAGCTATACCTCTAAAAGTTCAATGCGTTTCTGATATTCATCATACGTTTCAGTGAATATCTGCTCTTCAATTTCATCAACTGAGTCAGTGTCAGAGCAATGTACGTTTATCCAGCTAGTGTCGGTTTCACAGTAGATTGCTCTTTGCGTACCAGGCTTCGTGATAAACATATCAGGTCCAATGATTATACTCTTTTTACCATGTTCGTTATAAACATGGCACTTGCCAAATAAAACAATGCAAACATGCTCTTTTGCATGAACTTTTGTAATAACCGTTATGCCGGCAGGAACGTAGTTACGTCTTGCATACATTCCTTTGCAAAACAAATGATCCACTGGCGGTTCAAATTCCTGCATCAATCCGCGCTTACAGGACTCCTCCATGACATGACGCAATGTCTCTATGCGCTTTATGCCAATAGGAACAAGATCAGTGCTTACTTTTTCTTGCAACATCCAGACTTAGACTCTCTAGCTTTTGAATAAGCAATGGCAGCGGCTTGACTGGGTTTTTTTCCAGCAGAAATTTCTTTCTTGATGTTAGCCTGCACAGTGGCTTTGCTTGAACCTTTCTTTAATGGCATAAGTTGCTCCTATTGGCCTGTTAAATATGCTTGCCAAGAAACTGAAACATAATTACCCGCTGTGTACCCTACAACATTTATTGTAAATCCAGTTGTGGTCACATTTTTGATTTGAAAGCCGTATCCGCTAGATGCGCTATCGTTTATGAATGCCGTAACATTTGGAACGGATGGAAACGCAGTTGGAAAAGTTACTGACTTGTCTCCTGTACACCATAGATTCGCGCCAGCAAGTGTGCCATAAATTACGATAAACGGCCAAGATGCAGAAACTCCGTTTTGCGCTCTTCCAGTAGCAAACGTACAGTTAAGATAACTTCCAAGATATGAAGTCATTCCATTTACAGTTTGAGCATGGAAATAAATGCTGGAGTTAGATCCAGACATTGAAACTGCTACTTGACTTGTAGTTGAGCCAGAATGACCATTTGGCCCTATGGTCAAATTAGAGCAGTTTGTCAGTCCTAACGAAGTAGACGTTGAGCCTCCATGCGTAAACTGATTATTACCAATGTAAAAGTCGGAAAATGCAGTCCCTACTAATGCAATTGCGTAAGAAGAACCTAAAACAGTATATTGATTTCCAGAAATGTTTCCGTTGCCATAAGAGTTAGCTGTGACATTGAATGCCATAGCTGCGGAAGATGCGCCTTCAAAGCTATTGCCAGTGCAATTAAAAATAGAAGTTGCTGCACCAGATGCTAACTCACCAAGATATTGATAAGCGCCAGCAAGAAACTTGTTTCCTACAATCTTTAGGCCACCTGACGATACTTGATGAATGTGTACGCCAGTCCCTAAAGAGCTTCCTACATTACTGTCTGAATAATTGTTTGTGTAACAGGCATCGCCGTAATCATGGTTATTGTTGTTAGCCATGTAAACACTGTCATTTGCCCAGTTTGCAAAATAACATTGATTGATAACCCATCCAGCATTGTCATTAAATCGAATGTTGTTGTAACCGTAAGCAAAAAAACAATTGTTTATTCTTGATCCAAAATTTGTGCCAGTGTTGCCAGGAGTTGTGAATGTAATGTAGCTTCCGCCAGTTCTTTTTGCGGATGACCCAAGAGCATTGTTTGAGCTAAAAAAGCTAACTTTTTCAAAGTTTACTGACTGAGTTGTAGTAACCAAAAACAGATCATTTGTGTTTGCAGCATAAGGCACAAACATTGATCCGTTGGTCATTGGGTTTGGAGAAGGAGCGCTTCCAGTCCAATAAAAAGTGTTTCCTTGTCCATCGCCTAAGATAGTGCAGCCATCAGGAATTGTTACCTGTGTAACTGAATACGTTCCGTGTGGAAAATAAATTGTCCTGCCTGGATTTGCGTTGATTGCATTCTGAATGGCAGTTGTGTCATTTGTTGTGCCATCTCCAGTTGCGCCATAAGACTTTACATTTACGAAAGTTGCAGATCCATTAAACGTAGTCCAATCCGTACTGGTCAGATAGCCATTTGTAGATCCATTTGCCGCTGGCATACTGATCGCTGGATTGACACCACCAGAGGATACAACTGGAGACGTTCCAGTAACGGAATTTACATAAGTTCCAGCAGGCTGCTTGTTGTTAAACGTAGTCCAGTCAGCAGCGCTTAAATAGCCATTAGAGGAACTAGTTGCTTGTGAAATGCTGATGTTTGGCGTAGTTCCGCCAGAAGATGCAATTGGCGCAGTGCCAGTGACTGAGGAAACAACAGATGAACCAGGATTGGCATTGACCCATGCAGATCCATTCCACCAGACCGGCGTATTCTGTGTCGTATCAAAATAAGGCTGACCAATAGACAGATTCTTTGTTGGCCGTCCAGCAGTCGCTCCAGCACCAGTAATGCTGTTAATGATGATCTGCACTCTATCAAACCATTGCTGCCAAACAGCCGTAACTTTGCTTGTCAGAGGAATAATAGACGATTGAAACGGAGCCTTTGGCAAACTCACTTTGCTGCCTCAGTTGCGTATGCAGCAGCTGACATCATGACAACTTTTACCGGATCTGTGATTCGGAACTTAAACACATAATTACGGCTAACACCCAAGCGCCTCCATTCAGCGCGTTTGAGGTATTCACCGGCCTGTCCAAAGCTAGTCCACATTTCGTTACCGTAGGTGTATCCACCGTCACGGCTGACTTGCAGCATCGCTTGCGGGTTATAAATCATTGGCAAATCTTCAGTGGCATAGCCTGAGATCAGGTCTTGGCCTAGTTCCGTATCCAGTATGCTGTTGTTTTCAGCGACCAAAAACACTTCAACTTGCGTTGGCATGAGTCTAGTCTGATCGCCAACACCTTGTTCCATGTCCAAGCGCAGGCGATAGATATGCAGCTTGTTAAATGACGTACTAGCGAAGAAATGAGGCGTAATTAGCTCTCTAGCAATGTAATCGCCATTGTCTGTGTAAGTGTTGACATCATAGGTGTAGAGATTGCCATTGCGATAATCAGACACATAGATTTCATTCTGGAACTGCGTAGACCTCAAACTGTAGTGCCTAGTGTCAGATCCTGACGTAAGATCAGACCAGACATCAGACGTTGCGTCATACATCCAAGTCTTTGCTTCAGCCTGGAAAGATATAACGTAGAAATCATGTCCTGCAAGTCGATAGGAATATGCAATCGCATCCTCTGGCGATTCATAGCTATTGAACAAAAAATCCAAGTCTGGCGTAGAGACTGGCACACAGCGATAATTGTCAACACGAACAACTGATATCCCGCCGCGCCTTGAGCGTCCCAGATAAAACAGTTCTCCAGCACATCTTGCATAAGATCGAACAGCAACAAGACCTACGTCAGTTGGAGAGCCAGCGATTCTTTGTAACGGAAAAGGATATGCGCCAGTGTTTTGCCAGTATTCTTGAGATGCAGCGCCCAGTAGAACCAGAGCGCCATTGTCTACGGTAACGGCTTGCAAGTTATCCGTGTACGCTTCTTTGCTAGCAAACTGCAACGGATCCCAGTAGAAGCCATCATAAGAGCCTGACAGCCAGAACTGTTTAGTGCCGACAACATTGACAATGAAATAGCTGTCTAAGAACGTAACAGTCGTAGCCTTTGGAAAGTTTGTTCCAGTGTAAGCTGTATTGATCTGTCTAAAATTATTAACAATCTGCAATACACCAGTGGCTGTTGAGACAGTGCCAGAGCTAATCGTAAACTGATTGGCGTTTGTGCATACACCAGTACCAGGCGTAGTGCCGGTTGCAGTAAAGACTACGCCGACTTCATTGGCCGCAGCGCCTACAAGAGTAAAGTTAGAAGATCCGACAGATTCAATAACATATTCAGTGCCTACAACCAATGCAGTTGCATTAGCCTGTATAAGCTGCACTGTGTAGTCATTCTCGAAAACATTGTAGTTATCGCCTAGGACATGAATAATCTGACCCGTCTTGCGCGTAGTCAAAGTCTCAGTAATCGTAATCGTTGCGCTAACTTTGCTGTACGGAAGATCCCCAGTAGTCGGCTGATAGATATAGCCAGATACGCCATCAACAATCATTAGCTGAGTGCCGTTATCGGTCATAGACACAGTGCCAGAACTAGTCAGCAACGTGCCACGATTCTTTTGCGTACCGTCAGGAAAGATTTCAACTAGCTGATCGTATGCAACCGCAAACATTCTGTTTTGCGACTGGAACCACCAAAGGCCACGAATAGGATTAGCGCCAAGAGAAATAAACGGCTTTAGACCCGGAGTGCCGTATGCAACAAGATTAGACTTATCTTTCTCTGGCTTAATTTCAAGAAAAAGATTTTGGCGTTTCTGAGCAGTGACAGCTCGAGAACGTCCTGCAACACCAGGGCCTAGGATCGGTAATTGCATTGTCTCTGGCATATCTATCGTCCATATCCGTCTGAGTAGATATTGTATCGCAATTGACTAGTGTTCATTAACGCCACATCCGTCTGCAACGTCACAGTGCGCTGATTGAGGCGCTTAATGCGTTTCATGGCACTAGCAGCTAACTGTACAGTCGTAGGCCGAATATCAAACTGATATTCCTCGGCTATTCTGACAGCCAGGTTAAAAACTATAGCCTCCCAATAAGATGGAGGGAATGACATGTAAGATGTCGGATCTAGGATCATGTCAAACGGCTTCCAAGAGGTCAGATTGATATATGCTGGACCCTGCGTACTAGGATCGTTTGGCGCAAAGATTGGATAAATATAGACTTCAGCTAGCGGAAAAGACGGCTGATAGTAAATGTAATTTGGAAAGTTAGTGCTTAGAGTTTTGAGACGTACTGAGTTGTAGTCATCATAACCAAGCACTTGCATTGGATAACTGACAGGAATTGATCCGTTATTGAGGATCAGATACGCATCAACAATCTTCATTGGCCTAGAAGTGTTGAAATCGCCACCGTAGCCCATGCTGTACGGATTCTGACCAGACACCAGCGGAAACTGTTCGCGAATCACCTGATACAGCGTTAATTCATCCGCCGACCAGCTATCAAGCATACGATTCAGAGATTCCAGACCGTCTTGCAGTTCTGATGCTGTCAGATCCGTATCAACCGCTGATACCTGGATAAGACGCATAGCTGCACGAATAATGTCATTGCCTGTGTACATCTGGCCGACATTCTGTGCAGTCTTTGTGCTAACAGCTACTGGGCTTGGAGCATCCCAGAGGGCAGGATTTTCTTCCCAGAGTAAGATAGAAAGATCCCAGATTGGACCTGGCAAAGACCAAATGTTGGTGATTGTTGATGACCTGACAAGATTGCCGCCAGCAATCATGAAGTCATACTGGATTGAACCGTCAACAAAATAACACTCTACGATCCCTGTAGAGATGTTAATCGGCTGTTCAATGATTTGCGTACATGCAGAGTCACTATAGACCGGAACAATCGTGCTAGTCCCTGCATACAAAAACTCGCCATAGGCAGTTTCGCCAATGTATGCGCCAATCGGAGGAACAAGAGTTAGCGTAAAGAAACTAGACATTTAATTGTTCCTATAAATTAAAAGGGAAACTGTTCTAGTTCTGCTGACCAGAATACATCCGTTGAGTTTGCGCCATTGTTGACCGCAATGACGTACAAGTTAAATCCAGTATTTGTGACATTCTGTACCCATGCAGATACGCCACCGGCTGCTCCTCCAGCAATTGTCACCGTTACATTTGGAATGGCAGATGGCGGGAATGATTTAGGGAAGGTTACTGCAACACTGCCGATGTAAAGAGATCCGTAAGGCGAGTTAGACACTACACCAGTAGCCAGTCCTTTCTGATTCCAGCCAGTTCCCCAGACAGATGAGGAAGATGTATTGACTGGCGTAGGAAAGTTTCTGTAATCGTTATAGTCCACACGGCAATATAGCGTATTAGCACCAATCTGAATGCCAGCAGACGCAGGAGATCCGCCAACAGCGTAGAACTTGTTTGCAGTAATGTAGATATCTTGATTGTAGTCAATGCCAAGACTGTTGTTAGAGTTATGTACTCCAAACGTGTTGCCAGAAATTACAATGTCGTTCAAAAAGTTTGCTGAATCATTAGCAATCAAACACCATGAGTTAGTTGCTTCATCTGCGGTTGGCGTACCAATCTGATTGCCGTTGATGACAATGCCACCCCAGCCATATGAACCTGATTTGCGTCTAAACTTAATTCCAGCGTATTTGTTGGTTTCAATTGAGCAGTTAGCAATAATTAAGTCACCGACACCTTTAGACGGCAGGACAGCATTCATGAAGTAGCCATGATTGCCGCCAAGGAACTTACAGCTAGTGATCTTTAGGCCACCAGATGAATACTGAAGCACACCAGATTGCTCATCGTCTGAACTGTAGAATCCTGCGCCAAACGTGCAAGAAGTGATTGATGAATCACCTGAGTCTACGTCTACAACGTTTTGTACAAAGATGCCAGCTCTGCTTGCATTGCTGATATAGCAGCCAATGACCTTAAAGTGCGGCGCATTGTTAAGGCTGATTCCGTCATATCCGCTATTTGAGTAGATGTTTTGAATGAACGTACCCATGACTTCGCCAGATGACGGATAGACACTTAAAAGAGCGCCAGCAGTCTGAGAATAGACATCAGTCTGGATCGTAAAATCTTTGAACATCGGACCAAATACGCCAGCACCGCCAACACCATTCCATGTGATGACGTTAGTGCTAAATGAGCCAGAAACAACGATTAAGGTTGCTTTAGGACCATCGCCAACCATGCCAGCGCCAGTCGTTGTGATACCGGGATTGACGTAATACAGTCCTTTTGGAACGTAAACTAGCTTGCCAGTGTTGAATGCAGCTTGGAATGCAGTCGTATTTGTAGCCGCTGATGCGCTTGGACTAGCGCCATAGTCAAGAACGTTTGCAGTGGATGCACCTGGCGCGTTAATCCAGCTTGGCGCACTTGATCCGTTGCATTGCAGAACCTGACCCGCAGTTCCTGGCGCAAGAAAGCTAGTCGTATTTAGCGCAGACTGATAAGGCAAAGAGCCAGCAGCGCCGCCATTGATGTTATTAGTCGTATTGCTGACAACACTTAGACCGCTGACCTGAGTTGTGCTGATAGATAATGCAGTTGCATTGCCATTGCCATCAGTGACAGTCTGTAGAGTAGACGTTATGCCGTTTGGAACCTGTAGCAGACTAGGATAAGACGCTTTTTGCTGTTGCTGACCAAGACTTGACATAAGAAAACCTGCTACGGTTGAGATTGCTTTACGGACTTTCTTGAGTACCATTGTTTTCAGACTCTGAAGTAGAAATCTGATCCTTCGCTTCTTCATTGATTGCGTTAATCAATTGAAAGACCTGTTCGTAGGGCTGCTTGCCAAGATAGCCCATGATGGCGTTGACAAGGTTTAATGAGAGAGTGATTTTGTTTTCCATGATTGACTCTATTGGTTTTTGGAGCGCTCAGTTTAAGCTGATGGGATCGTCCTCAGAAACTCGTCAACCTGTTCCTGCGTCATCACGTTGCCGTCTGGGTCTTGGAGTTCGAAGCCTTCGGAGACTTCCCGCTTGAAGGTTTGGAAATCGCTGTTGGCGGGGTCGAAGGGGATTGAAATATTTATCTCAAGATTTGTAACCGAAACAATCTTCCCCTGATATTCGTTTTGCTTATACATTTAAAGTTCCGCGCTTAATGTTACACCATTGGAATTTGATGCCTGTCTTGACATTATAAATGTCCTAAATTGAGTTAAGGCAGTAAAGTTTGCCATTGTAATATACGCGCTTGTGCTGTTTCCATTAATTAAAGTTGCGTTTGCAGAACTTTGTAGATAATCATTTTGCGAATCGGAAGCATTTAAAGCTCCTTGAGCTCCTATGCTTGGTGTGGCTCTCATTGATTGCATAAAAATAGCGTTACCAGCCAAAAGCGTAGTGTTTGCAGCGATAGATGGAACATTTGTTGTTATTTGATAATACCTCTGACACAACGCCAACTCAGTGCCGTAAAGACGGTTCTCAAACGGTGTGGCCGTAGCGCCTTTTTCTAGCTGGACTCCGGTGATGTAGAAGGTTGCGCCGGTTGTAGCCGCTAATTTTGTTCCGCCTGTAAGACCAAAATAGTTGCCCGCCTGCCAAGACCCTGCCGTGGTTGAGAAAGTCGGACCAACACCAAGATCCCAAAGAATTTGAATACCAGCACCATTATCTATGCTCCATGTTCCTGTGGTGTCACCCGGTACTGTTAGCGTTATATAAGTCCATGTATTCGCTGAGGGGATTGAGTACGAAGCAATGTATGACCTTGCGGCTGTTGCATTTCTAAACCCAACTCCAAATGTTCCCGCCACTGACGCGTAAACCCAAAATGACAATGTAAATGTTTTGGCGGAAGACGAACCAAAATTCATGTCAGCAAAATTAAGCCCCTCAATGAGTTGCTGAAAACCTGCAAAATCGGCTGTTGTCGGCGTTACTCCAGTTCCCATTGTTACGAGCAAACATTTTGAGAACCCTGCCGGACCGCCAGTAATTTGTTGCGCGGTGAAATTGCTCACCGCCCCTGATTTTGTACAGTTAAATCTATCGGCAGCAAAAATTCCGCCGCCTGTTACCGTCACACTCGCCCCAGCATTCCTCTGGTCAATCATCATTGCGCCATTGATGATCTTGTTTCGCATCCCGGCAAGTTGCGTGCTTGTAGGACCGGAGGTTGCTTCGACGGTGTTTGTCCCTGATGCAACAAGCGTTTTATTTGTCAGCGTCTGTGTATCAGATGTGCCAACTACAGTCCCTGTTGGCGCTGTTTTGGATGTTCCCCATGCGCTTCCTGTAGACACAGCCAATCCAGCACCGGGATACGTCATTGTGCTTGAATTGCTTAAGGTTCCAGCAGAAAAAGATAGTCCTGTTCCGACAGTTACGTTGCTAAATCCGCCTGATCCATTGCCGTATAGGATAGAGCTACCGGATGTAGCAGGAGCATAATCAGAACCAGACACTGCAATAGAGAGAGCGCCGGTTGAAGTCGTAGACTTTAGTATCCCAGTAGTGAGCGACGATGTGCCAGCGCTGTAGTCAGTTCCAGCAGTTGCAGAAGCAAACCCGCCCGCGCCGTTGCCTTTAAGAATTGCAGTACCGCTAGTGGCGGGCGCATAGTCTGTTCCACTAGTAGCCGCGCTAATTCCCGTTCCATTGCCCTTGAGAAGCCCTGTAACAGACGTTGTGAGCGTAATGGCGGGAGTGGATGTTGGATTGGCTACCGTTCCTGCAAAACCGTTTGCTGAGACTACAGAAACAGTTGTTACCGATCCGCCGCCAGAAGTTGAGGCCAAAGTGCCTGCACTAAATGACAGACCAGACCCAACAGTAACATTGCTGAAACCGCCAGAACCATTGCCATACAAAATGCTACTGCCGCTAGTCGCTGGAGCATAGTCTGTCCCGGCTGCAGCAGCAGTAAATGCGCTAGTTCCGTTACCTTTGATTAGGCCAGTAATGGTTGCTACACCCGTACCACCACGATTTACGGCAACAGTCGATCCGTTCCATGTTCCGCCAGTAAAAGAGCCTGGATAATTAAACGTGTTTGTAGTCCAACTTACATTGGCTGGCGTTTGGAAATGATAATCCCATGTTCCTGCTGCACTGACGTTGGTCTGAAGGACCAGTGTGACATATCCACCAGATCCGATGCCACCAGAGATAATTGAACTACCAGAGTTGTTATTTAGCGTTATAACGCCGCTGCTCTGGTTGTTATTAAACGTGTAAGTTGCGCCATTAGGTAGAGTCGTTGCGTCTGGAAGCTGAAAAGTTTGTCCAGCGGATCCTGTCACATACCAGTTAGGGAAAGAAGCAGCAGTCAGCGTGGTCGTTGTTCCGCTGGCAACAAGTACGCCATAGCCTTCAAAGATGCTATTAGTGCTGATATTCCCGCTAGCGTCCCGCAAGGCAACAGAATTGACTCCTGACGTTCCGTATGACGTTCCCCAGGATGATCCTGTGCTATTTGCAATGCCAGCGCCGGGGTAGACCATTCCGCCGCCACCGGTAGCTGAGAGCGTTCCAGCAGCAAATGTCAAATTAGATCCAACCGTGACGTTAGAGAATCCGCCAGAGCCGTTGTTAGCCAGTAGTTGTGCGTTTGTACCAGTAGGCGCTGCTGCATAATCAGTGCCAGCAGTTGCAGCGCTGATTGCTGTGCCATTGCCTTTGAGTAGCCCAGTAACAGTCGTAGAAAGCGTAATAGCTGGCGTTGAACTAGGATTAGCAACCGTACCGGCCAAGCCATTTGCCGTAACAACAGAGACGCTTGTTACAGAGCCGCTACCAGAGGTACTAGCAAGAGTTCCAGAAACAAATGTAAGACCAGACCCAACAGTAACATTAGAAAAGCCACCAGCACCGTTACCGTACAAAATACTAGTGCCGCTAGTAGCTGGCGCATAATCAGTACCAGATACTGCCGCAGTGAATGCGCTTGTGCCATTGCCTTTTACCAGACCAGTAAGTGTAGTCGCACCAGTGCCGCCTCTAGCGACTGACAACGTGCCAGTTGTGCCAGCAACAATAGGCAAACCAGAGCAATTTGTTAAGGTTCCTGATGTCGGAGTGCCTAGGACTGGCGTAATTAACGTTGGCGTATCAGCAAATACAAGCGCACCGGAGCCAGTTTCGTCAGTGACAGCGCCTCTTAAATTTAAACTGCTAGGAACAGCAAGAAACGCAGCAACACCAGTACCAAGGCCAGAAATTCCAGTGCTAACCGGTAATCCTGTGCAATTTGTCAATGTGCCTGAGCTTGGAGTGCCAAGAGCGCCGTTAAGAGCCAGATAATCAACACCAGCAATAGCGTTAGTGAAAAGCCCTGCAACAGCCTTTTGCATTCCAGAGGCAGTTGTCAGCGTTAATGCACTGAATTGCGCCGTACTGGGCGTTACAGAGCCAATTGCGCCTGGACTTGGCAGAACTGCTTGTACGATCTGATTAAGAGTAGCTTTCTGGGTAACACCAGAGTGAACAATAGGCGCGACATCCGCCGCTGGAGAGAACGTACTTGCGGCTGGAAGCTGAGAGATTTTGACGTTTGACATCGCTAACCTACTATCGGTAAGGAGTGGGCATTACACCCAGAAATAACTAATCAGACTTTGGTTTGCGCCCTCTTCTTGGCGTTTCACTAATTTCTTCCAATTCTACTACATTGAGATACTTTTCGTACCACTCAGCACTGGTTATGTAACCAAGCGCTTGCAATTCTTTGAGATGTGATTCATCAGTTGCAATTTTGATGTCATTGTAGTCTTCAAGATGCACTGCACATGGAAAATCAATCATTCTTTACTCCTTATAAGAAAAGAGGGGCCGAAGCCCCTCAGTTCCAACCTTTTTACGGGTTTGACGCTGCAACAATACCGTAGTTGTTGAAGCCAGTCACACCGAAATCAGAGAGATCGGGATCAGAGCGAACAACATTGACAAGGTACGTATCAGAAGCAGGAGTACCAGTTCCAGCTGACGTTTTTGCAAACGCAATCTTAATGGTATTTGCTGCTGAAACATAAGCATAAGTGATTGCCATGTCAGTACCGACAGCCTTTGACGGATTTACAGACACCCAATCGCCAACTGCAAGACCACTTAGAGTGAATGCAATTTCAGTGACGGTAGATGCTGCAACCTGACCAGAGGTGAAGGTAACAGGCAAAGATACAATGGCAGTGCCGCGAATAATCGCAGGACTGACAATATTTGGACCAGGATTAGCCATTTTCGTGTACTCCTATTAACCAGTTACGCGAGTAGCGAGTTCAGGATAAACGGTTGACCAGCCGTAAAGAACGTCAAGACGGCAAGGCAGCTGATCGCTGTTGATGTCGTACTGACGAACAAGACGGATGCTCACGCCATCTGCTGATGCGCGACCGGCCATGTCAACACCCTGGGGCAACAGAAGATCCGCAGTACCAAATGCAAACGCATCCTTGTGGAATGCAATTGCGTTCGGGTAAGAAGATCCGTTAGAGCCAGAAATGACAGAAGCGTTTCCACTCGGAATCGTGCCAGTGCTGCTAGTGACGTTCTGGAACTGACCAGAGAATACCGGAGTCGGGAACACAGAAAGGGTCTGTGAAGAACCAGTGCCAGTAACGCCAGCAGTAAGAACAAAGTTACGCAGTGCGCCAGTAGACTGACGGTTCTGCGGGTTCACTGCATATACACCAGGAATAGTGAATACAGTACCAGCAGTCAGCGTCTTTCCGTTGGTAATGGTTGCAGTCAGAGAGAATGCAGTCTGTGCATTGGTCTGTACTGAGCCACCAGCCTGTGCAGCAACTGCCAGAGTGTCAGTGCCGACAATGAACGTACCGGAGGTGAAGTTACCTACGTTCTGATCCATTGCAAAGTTAAAGCCCAAGGTTGAGTCACCAAGCGCACCCTTTTCAAAGATGCGAGAAATAACACCCTGCGGATTAAACAGGTTAGTAAGACCAGAAACGATGCCAACTTCCACAGTCGGATCGACAACAAAGTGACGCTCTTCGTCAACCGGAGCGGCTTCCTGATTCAGACGTGCGCGAGCAGCAAGAATAGCCGCAGTAGACTGTGCCTGAGTCGGAGTGCCGGTCAGCTGACCAGGAGTACCAACAAGGTTGTAAACATTAAGGAACTGCTGAAGACCGTCATAGTCGATCTTATTCGCAACAGCCGCAACAGCAGGCTTAATGAAACGATCAGAAAAGTCACTGATGTTCATTGTGAGATCCTGAGTCGTAAACGCCATGTCTACGCCGAACTGGGTTCCCAGGGTCAGCGGTACATAGGTTTCAACAGAGGATTCAACCTGAAGCGCAGGGCCGGTACGACCGACATAACGCGGGGGTTTACGCAGATTGATAGTCGTACCAATCTTTGCGCCTTCGATTGCGAACTTATCGTCATACTGACGGCTTACTGCACGAGTAAATACCAATTGGTTGGTCAGTACGCGCAGAGCTTCGTTCGTAATCATACTAATAGTAAGCAACTGATTGCTCATAGTGATGACTCCAAATAAATGAAAAAACAAATGGTTAAACGCCCAATTATTTCTTCAGATAGGAGCCTATCCCTCGAATGATCTGAAAACGCCGCAAACACTCTAAGGGCCGTAGCAGTGTCTGGTACTAAACTGATAGCATAGTATTATTATTTGTCAAACATAAAAAAGGCCAAGTAATGAGCTTGGCCGTGAGGAGGAGTAAGAAGCGGATTAGATCCGCAACTTATCTATATCATAGTATTTAGCGTTTGATTCTTGCCTCACGCTTTGCGCGTTCTTCTGCATTTCTTGCAGCAATAAACTCAGCAGGAGACATTTCATACAGCGTTTTAGCTGGATTGGCCCCAGTAGTTCCTATCGGCTTTATTGGCGCTGGCGCATTAGATGTCCGTCTTGGCGCACGATTAATAAGTTCCGCCAAACGCATACCGGCTTGGATCGGATTCATGTTAGCGATTTCATACGCTACATCGAGATGCTTTCCAAGCGTGTAAGCAATCTCTGGTCCATTGTCTAAACCCAGTAGCGCTTGTCGTATCGTTGGGTTTTGTGCAAGCCTAGGGTCCGATGTAATCCCTTCGATAACCGCGTCATAATCCGCAAATTTGGCCCTAGTAGCCGCTTCTGAAGCCTCCAACTTAGCTTGTGCTTGCGTCTGACGCTCAATTTGCGCCCGCTGTTCATATTCCGCAGCAACAGCCCTCTTCGCTTCTTCAATCGCTGAAACTCGCGTGTATTCCAACTGAGCCTGAATATAACGCGGATCATACTGTCCTCCAGCAAAGTCATTAGGATCTGGCGGTTGAATGCTAGGCGCTACTGGTTCTGGCGCTCTCTGTTGCTGACTAGCAATCTGCTCAAGCATCTTTTCCAAACGCTCCGCATGTCTACGAGCTTCATGCTTGTCTTTTGTTAGTTCATCAATCCGCCGCTTATACCAAGGATCTTTTTGCTCCTTATCTTCAGGCTGAATCGCTTCTTCCGAATTCTCATCACTAGACAAGAGTTCTTCAGCTTCTGTTGCCTCAGATACGCCTTGATCCAAGTTCGTTGCTTCCGTTGCGCTAACCTGGCTATCAACAATCGCATTGTTTTC